AAATGAATTTAACTGAGATTGAAAAAGAAACTGGTATTCATTTCACGACACTTGGGAAAGTTAAACAAGAGTATCAAGTTATAACGGCATGGGATAATAGTATAGCACTATTAGATCTTTATATTAAGAAATTTGGCGCAGATGTGCCACGATATGGGGATCATAATGTCTAGAGAAAAAGAACTGCTCGCCCAGCCTGAAGGTATAACGCCAAGAGAAGGTTTAAAAGAATTTAAAAAAGGTTATGCACAAGCCGAGCAAGATTTAAAACGTGAGCCTTTGAGTGATGATGTAATAGCAGATTTATGGGGGGATAAATATGCTGGTAAAACTTTTATGGTTCGTAACTTTGCCAGAGCAATAGAAAAAGAACACGGTATTGGAGGTGGGGAATGACTGAAGATCAATTAAACGCTTTAATGAATTGGGTTGATGCCAAGATCAACAGTGCTATGGATAGTGATTGTATCGGTGCAAGTCTATGTGAACGTGAATTGCGTGAAGAACTTAAAAATATAATGATGAGTGAAACGACATATATTAGTGAGACGCAGTGGATGCAAGTTCCAGCGCCGTTGAGTGATGAAGCTTTGGGTCACTAATATTGGATATTGAATAATCAGAATCCTGGAGAATAAAAAATGAAAATAGCAAGTGTTGGGAAACGAACATATCAGGAAATAGAATTTGATGGTCTGGAGTTTAAATCGTCAAAATTTAGAAGATTTTCTGATGGGGTGTGGGAAGAATATTCTTATAGTTCGGATTGTGTTGGACATTGGGCGGTTCTTGCCGAACCTGAATTGTTTGAACAGGCATATCAGGAATGGAAAGGGTTTGTACAGTTAGTGCGGATTATAGAAAAAGAACACCGTTTGAGTTTGAAAAAATAGACGCAAGGTTTTAAAAAGTTTGGCCTGATGGAGCAATGCAATGACGGTAAATGGGTGAAAAAATGAAACTATACGAACTACACAAAGGCGATCACTTCGTTCTTAAAGATGATCCACAGAAAACACCATTTGAATTTGAAAAAATAGACGGTATGTACAGTAGATGTTATCTAAACGACAGGGTGTTAGTGCATCTTAATGCTAATGCGGATGTTATTAAGGAAACAATAATGGAGGGTGGAGATGAGTGAAACAAAAGAAAAATTTGATTTACCAAGCGTTATGACTGGAACAAATAATAAAGGTAATACGGTGATAACATTTTTTAATAATAACATGCCTTTAAATTCTATCGAGATGAATGATGAATACGTATTGCGTTTGATAAAAGCATTGTGTGCAAATATTAACGCAAGCTGTAATATTAATAGGATTTAAATTATGAGTGAAGCAATAGAGTTAATAATTATTTTAGTAGGATATGTTGGATGGTATTTTGCGTATTTTTTTTGGAAAGAATTTCATAAATTAAACTCTGTAAGTATTAAATCTGATTATTTACATCATCGGGAGATGGAATTAATGCAAGAAATGTATGAAGAAATGAGGTGTCTTTATGAGCATGATATTGCTACAAGAGATGAAGTCATTGAAAAACATAACCTTAAAATTTTTTATGGTATTAAGGAGGAAAAAGAAGGATGAATGAAGATCGAGAATTATTAAATAAATTTTTACTAAGCAAATGGAATTACTCAGAATGGTGTTTATTAAAAGAAGAAATTACCAAATATTTACAGCCTCAATACAATGATACTAAAGCACCATTTAAAAGTATCTGGAAAAACGGACAAATAGTAGGTTGGTATATAGATAACTCCGACCCTGACATAGAGCATATAGGAACTATTGAACATCATGGTAATAATAACTGTATCGGTGGGCCTTTTTTAGGGGTTACATGGAGAAATAAAATGATTCCAAAAGTAGGAACTAAACTTTATATTATCACAGAAAAAAAGGAGCTATGCAAATGACAACACACGATAGAATTAGCGTATACCTTTGCTATGGATGGGTAAACTTGAGTATGGGGATAAACTTTATAGGGTAGGTAAAAAAGGGGAATGAGATGAATAAAGATAAACTTATTGAAGCATTAGAAACGGCATTGGCTGAACTAAAACGGCCAACTATAAGTTTTACACCACCAAAACGTGAGCCTTTGAGTGATGATGAAATAATTCTACTAGGAGTGCAAAATTTATGTAACGAAGCTAATTCATTTAAGGCTTTTTGCTTTGCAAGAGCAATAGAAAAAGCACATGGGATAGGGGGATAAAGATGAATGAGATAGATATATTAAAAACAGTAATAGAAGATTTAAAAAATGATAACTTAATACTCAAGCAAACACTGCTTCAAGCGCAAAAAGAATATAGTGATAAAAGTGTAATGACCCTACGCGACCACTTTGCTGGGTTGGCTATGCAGACATTACCTAAAAACATGTATGACATGGAAACTTTAGCGAGAATGTCTTATGTAATGGCAGACGCAATGCTAGCGGAGAGGAATAAAGATGAAGAAACAAATTAAAGAACTACTCGAGTTATACGATAAAGCCGAGCATAGTCTATTGAGATACTACTATGCTGAGAAGATCATTAAAGAGTTGAAGGAGAAGAAATGAATGATGAAATAGCACGTTTGAAATCGGATTATGAAGAAGAAATAACTTTGTTAAAGTATGACATTGAAAAACGTAATGACCTGTTGAAAAAAGCATTAACATTAGATTTATGGGAAGTGCGTGGAAAATTAAAAGAAGAAATAGACGATTTGCTTAACCCCCCTTGGTATAACAGCATTCCTAAACAAGGTATATTGTGTTGGGTTTACGATTTTGGAGGAGGAAAAAAAGTGGTAGACATTATTAAGGGTGTAGAGCTTAAAGAAGATTATAAGTTTATTGGATTATGTTCAGATTGGGAGGTTGCAACACCTTTGACCAATAAAGAAATAGAGGATTTTAAACGATGATTACTAAAGAAGATAACCATTTACATCTTGCAGTTGTGTTATTAACCGCAGTGATGATTGCATTAGCTATGATAGTTATTGATTTAATAGCGACTTGTTAAGCTAATATATTTTTGTCTAGGAGGAAAATAAAATGATGAGTGAATATAAAAACGCGGATGATTATCAAATAGATGGGACGCATTACAAAGATATGTCGATAGATCCCTGGGAAGTACAAGAACTTGTTTTAACTAGAGAAGAATTTATTGGTGGGTTAAAATCTCAAATAATCAAATATGCTATGCGCCAAGGTAAAAAAGAAGGAGCAGATCATGATGCTGAGAAAGCAAAACACTATGCACGAAAATTACGTGAGTTTTTAGCCAATGAGAAATGAACCTGTTGTATTAAGAGATTATATTCATATCCAAACAAAAGATATTGTCAATAGTACTTGCTACTATATTGAAGAGCTGCAAGATATTATTAAGGACGAAGAAGATTCAGAGTACATAGAGTATCAAAATGAAAACATAAGTCTTTTAAATATAGCAGGGGCCAGACTTGTTACTCAATACCGAGGAATAAAATTATTATCTGTAGGTTTGATAGTGACAAATCTAATGTGGTTTGCTAACTTGATGGGATGGGTATGAAAGTTACAATAAAGTTAAAAGAGCCTATCCGTTTATCTGAAGAGAAGATACAACAAAAGACTAAAGGACATACTAAGATGTATAAACAAGCGTTTCTAGCAGGGGTTAGGTATGCAGAAATGGAGCATAGGATAGAGGAAAGAAAATGAAAGGTCAAACACATGGTGGTAAAGGTAGCGTACAACGACCTACCGATCAAAAGAAGTTTGCAGATAACTGGGACAAGATATTCTCTAAAAAGAAAGAGGATAAAAAAGATGTTAAAGACGACAAGGCGTAATGGATCAAGGTTAGTCGATAGATGTTTACCTAAAGCAGTAGACTTATTAAGACAGCATCATACTGTGACGGCTCTGGAGTTTGCTCAATTGATGGATTTTACGGATAAACATGCTAGCGAATTAATGACCCGTTTTGAAAAGATGGGTGTTGTTTATATTCGATATACTTTGCACGGTGCTAATCATTATTCTCTAAGAACAGAAGATGAAGTTTATTAAAATATCTAAAAAATTAACCCCGGAAAATACAAATGAAATCAACAAAGCACTTAACGCAGCAAGGCACAAGAATCTTTACGGAGTTAAATTGGGCAATCTTGCCAGAGATAAAGATTTTACTGTGCGTGATATTGCTGAGTATATGGGTGTCTCTGAATACGTAGTGGTCTATTGGTTTGCAGGATTTATTGGTATGAGCAAACCCTATATAGAAAAAACTAAAGAACTAATGAGGAAGTTGAGATGAGCATAGGTGCTTATTACGAAGCGGCCAAAGCCAAGCGACAATCATTTGGGTGGAAGGACAATAACAAAACTTTTGTTTTAGGTGAGCGTGAACTAACTATTGCTGAAACCCGTTATTCTCCCCCTCATGCTCGCATCGTCCCTTACATTCCTCTTATGAAGCAGGGTGGTAGCGTAGAAGAGTGGTTAGAAAGTATCAATAACCCTATTGCAATATTGGCAGTTACGCTAGCACTCACTGCACCTTTAATGCGATTTATTAACAGTAGATCCTATCTTATTAATTTCTATGGGAATAGAGAATGGATGCCGTTATTAAAAATAATAAATAGTATCTATGGGGATATGCGAGGATTAACTACAATTCGATTGACCAACTTCGTAGAAGTATTTGATAATTTCCCTGTTACTTATCCTGATATAGA